GAGTATGGACGCGGGCTGGGTGGGCGTCCGACGCGGAACGCTCACGCAGGCGCAGCACGACGCGGCGGTCGAGGACGTGCTCTCGAACGTCATATCGTCTCAGTCCTGGACGTGGCTCTGGGATGCCGATGACCGAGGGCCGACAACTTGGCCATCGTCGTCGACGGCATCTAACAGCCTGGCCCTACCTGCGCTCGGGACAGGTGCGACGGACGTCACCCCGGACATTTCGACGGCGGCCTTGCCCGAAGGTCTGGCCGTCGAGCTGTCGTCCTCGAGCCGATGGGCGTCCTCGTCGGGGTGGACGATCCCGACATCGGATTTCACTGTGCGATGCGTGGCGTCTAGGCCGTCGCACGCGTCGGGCACTGTCCTGTTCGGCTTCATTTACGGACTGATCGCGGGGCCAGAGGCTTTCCTTCGCTACAGGTTGAACTCTGCGACGGGTAGCATCGGGATCAACATCGAGGGCCAGGACCCTGCGTCCCCGGGCACGGGCGTCACTCAGAATGTCATCTATACGGCTACGCCGCCGTCTGGCTTCTTCTTGGTCGACGTGGCCGTGGAGATCGACACGAACGGAGACTGGACGGTCACTGTCTACGAGAACGGGACCAACCAGGGGTCTGTAGGCCCGTTCGCGATCGGCTTCGGCCACGCGCCGAGCGTCGGCGCGGCGATCGGGAGCGAGCCTGCCGACAACTCGCCGCCGGCGGACGGGAGCCGCATCCGGCTGCTCGGCGTCCTCGACAACGCCGTGTCCGAGACCCGGCACCGCCACGACAACGCACTCCTGGGGGTGGGGACATGATTACGCTGGGGCCGAACGAGCGCGTCGAGCTGGCGCGAGCGACGGGTCGGCGGATGCGGGTCGAGCACGAGCTGGTGTCGGGGTCGGGGCGCGTCGTGGCGTCTGCGTTGGACGTCAGCCGAGGCGTGGCTTGGCGCCGATATCGGTGGTATGCGCGCAAGCGGCAGGTGCGGCAGGTGTTGGCCGACCGGGTGCGCGACGCGGTGCAGGAGGGCCAGCTCACGATGCAGCAGGCGCTCGCGCTCCGCGACATCGTGGCGGACGGCGAGTGGCAGCGGCTCCCGGACGGCGTTCGGGCTCGGCTGGAGGACTACCTGGGACGCCCGCCGCCGGAGCTGAACGCCAGGACGAACCGAGACCGCACGATCGTCCGAGTGCCGGGCGGTCGAAGTGGTCGCCGTGAATGCACGGTCATGGTGGTCGAGGCGGTAGCGGGCCCCGGAGGCTGCACGTTGACCCTCGGGCCGGTGGAGGCGGAGTGAGGCGCGATGAGCTGGCCGGCCGTCATCACTTCCGTGCTCTGGATTTTGACCGTGAGCGCCGCAGCCTGGGGCGGCTATCTGCAAGGCTTCGAGAACGGCAAGCGCGTCGGTCGCCGCCGGCAGTGGGAGCTCGGCGAGAAAGCGCGCGAGCGGCGCGATAGGGAGAAACAGGCCGCCGTCGATGCGGCGGACGCCGAGCGCCAGGAGCGGCGGGATCAGCTCGGCGAGGGGGGAAGCAAGTGGCTGGAAACATGGCGCTGAGCATCGGCATCAGCGCGGTCCTTTCCTCGACGGTGGCGGACCCCGTCTTCGACGCCTGCGTCCGGGACGCGTCGCGCGTCCCCCCGGACGAGCGCGCGGCCATCATGTGCGTCCTCTCGCAGGAGAACGCGCGCTTCCGCGCCCTCCTCGAGCAGCCGAGCCGGGGCCAGCTTCCGCCCCCGCCCCCGCCCCCGCTCGAGTCCGACGAGCGCTTGGGGCTGGGCGCCGCGGTCGGAGCCATCGTGCTCGCTACAACCTTGGGTCTCGCCGCGGGTTTTGGTATCGGTGTCTTGTCGCGATGACGGGCCGGCGTGGCAAGAAGAGCGAGCAGAGCGAGGGCGAGAAGTCGGCCCGTCGTCGCGACGCTGTGCGGGTGTGGTTCGACAAGTCCGACCTGGCTAACTCGATGCCGAAACATGCCGTCGACGTGGTCGAGCGCATTTGCTCGAGGATGGTCGACCACGGCGACAGCCTCACGAGAATCTGCAAGGACAAGACCGTCCGGGGCGCCCCGTCGCTCTCGACGCTCCTCTACTGGCGCCGCGCGGACCCCCGCATCAACGACGCGCTCGTCGCGGCCAAGGCCGCTCGAGCCGAGATGCGGTGGGCCGAGTTCGAGGAGAAGCTCGAAGACGAGTTCGAGGGGGCGGCGAAGACCGGGGACAAATACTACATCGCCGCGACCGAGAAGAAGATGTCCCTGCTCTACCGGGCGCGCACGTTCGAGGTTGGCAAGCTGCTCCCCGCCATCTACGGGGACACGCAGGCCAAGCTCGCCGCGGCCGGCCTCCTCGACCCCCAGAAGCGCAAGGAGCTCGAGGACATCAACGCGCGCATTGAGCAGATGAAGCAGGATGGAGTGGTCGTCGAGCAGCAGGTCCTCGAGGTGCCGCTCAAGAGTCAGACGAAGGACGTCCCGAGGAAGACGGAGGACCAGAAGGACGACGTCCGCGGGGACGCCGAGGCCGACGGCGGCGTCGTGATCGACATGCCCTCCAAGGGGGCGCCGGATGAATGACGCCTCCGTGCAGCGGCCCGGGTGGGACGCGAAGCGCGCCGAGCGCGAGCGCGTCCTGAAGCGCGAGTTCACGCCTCGCCAGAAGGAGGCGCTCGCTTCGACGGCGCGCCACCTCCTCTTCGGGGGCGGGGCCGGGGGCGGCAAGACGGACTGGGCTTGCTTCGACGCGATGGGCCACAACAACCCCGGCGGGGGCCTGCGCGCCATCGACTTCCCCGACTACACCGCGCTCTTTCTCCGGAGGACGGTGAAGCAGCTCGAGGACGTCATCCGGAGGACGAAGAAGTATTACCCGGTCTGGGGCAAGGACCCCAAGACGGGGGAGGAGCCTATCTTTCGCGAGCAGAAGAAGGTCTGGGTCTTCCCGTCCGGCGCGCAGATATTCTTCGGGTACATCGACAGAACTTCCGACGTGGAGAACTACCAGGGGTGGCAGTATCACGCCATCTACTTCGAGGAGCTCACACAGTGGCCGTCCTCGTATCCCTACGAGTACCTGCACGGGCGCCTCCGGCAGGACGAAGACTCGCCCATCCACGTCGGCATGAAGGCGACATGCAACCCGGGCGGCGTGGGGCATCACTGGGTCCGGGCGTTCTGGCAGATCGACAACGAGGGCAACCCCAACATCTTCTCGGTGCCTACCGAGATCGTGAACCCCTCGACCGGCGAAAAGAAGATCGTCGACGTCGTGCGGCAGTTCATCCCGGCGCTCTACACGGACAACAGGTTCATCAACCAAGAGCAGTACGCCATCTCCCTGTCCGGGTTGTCACCGCAGATGCGGCGCGCGTGGGAGCAGGGGCGGTGGGACGTCGTTGACCTGGAAGGCGTCGTCTACGCGGACCAGATTAAGGAGCTTCACCAGCGCGGCGCCATCCGCGATGTTCCTTACGACCCCCGGTACCCAGTGAACACGTTCTGGGACATCGGCATCACCGACAAGGTCGCCATCTGGTTTCACCAGCGGGTCGATGGTGTGGACCGCTTCATCGACTACTACGAAGCCGCCAACCGCGGTCTCAAGGACCACTGGCGAGAGCTGCAGGGGAAGCGGTATAACTACGGGGTCCACTTCCGCCCCCACGACGCGGGCCACCGACGCCACAACGCGGGCGGGGCCATCATGACGATCAACGACATCATGGAGGACCTCGGGATGAAGAACCTGGAGACCGTCCCCAAGGTGCCGTCTATCCAGCAGGGTATCGAGCAGACCCGCATCGTCATGCCAGCTTGCGTGTTCGACTGGGGCGGGTGTGAGCGCGGCATCCAGTGTCTCTCCAACTACCGCTTCAAGCGGAAGGAAGACGGGTCCACCAGCCTCAAGCCCGTCCACGACGAGTGGAGCCACGGAGCGGACGCCTTCCGGCAGTTCGCTCAGGCTTTCGATCTCATCGAGGACGCCATATCGGAAGCAACGAACGTGGAGGCGGAAGTCCCGGACGTTCCGTGGGCCCGGAAGAACCACCGCAAGGTGTCACGCCGCCGGTGGCTAGTGTAGGACGAACACATGGTTACGAGGAGAGGGTCAGCGGCGTCCGCCGCCCAGGCGTTCCGAAAGCCGGACGGCGCGCTCTCGGACGACGAGATCGCGACCATCCTCCGGCGGAAGATCAACGAGTGTCTCAACAGGCAGGAAGGCGAGCTGTCGCAGACGCGGCAGCGGATGCTCCACCTCTACCGCGGCGGGCCGGTGGGGGCGTCCGCAGAAGACGAGTCGTCGTTCACGACCCGCGAGATTTACGAAATGGTCGAGGACGGCATGCCGTCGCTCATGTCCATCTTCTTCTCCGCGAAGACGCCGGTGGTGTTCGGCCCCCGCCAGCCGGACGACAAGCCAAGGGCGAAGTTCGAGTCCGCCGTCGTCGATCACTACCTGTTCCGGCGCGGGAACAGCTACCTGGACTTCTACCACTTCTTCAAGTCGGCCTGGATTGACCCGGCCGCCTACATGAAGGTCCACTGCGTCCACACCGAGCACACCGTCCATCACCGGTACGCGGAGCTCACCGACGCGCAGCTCCTCGAGCTGATGTCACCGAAGCGGGAGTGGAAGCGGGGGACGGTCGTCGAGGAAGTCGCGCAGCCGGACGGCTCGGTCCGCTACCGATTCGAGGGCACCGAGGTGAAGCGGAACCCGCGCTTCTACACCGACCCGGTTCCCCCGGAGAACTTGCTCGTCGACCGGGAGGCGACGTCCGTCGACTTGGACGAAGTCTTCGAGCAGTGCGGCTTCATCGCCCACCGCGAGGCGGTGCCCTTCACCGAGCTCGTGAACCGCGGCTACGACCCGGACGAGCTCGACGAAGCTGCCGGCAAGGACGCCGAACTGCGCTTCAACGACGAGACCACGACCCGTCGCTACCGCGAGGACGAGGGGCCCTGGGGCACGTCCGGGACGGACTACTCGACGCGGAAGCTCGCCGTCTACGAGTGCTATGTGAAGATGGACTGCGACGGCTCGGGCGTCGCGGACGGCTGGCGCATCGTGATGGTGGGCGACACCATCTTCGAGCGGACGAGGACGACCTACCAGCCCTTCGTCGGGATGTCCGCGGTCCCGATGATGTTCAAGCACGCGGGCATCTCGCCGGCCGAGGCGCTCGAATCCATCCAGCTCCTGCGCACCAAGCTGATGCGCATCGCGCTGAACGATCAGTACCGGAACGAGGAGCGCCGGGTGTTCGTGGACAAGTCCGCCATGACGCCTCGGACGAAGGACCAGCTCATGGACCGGCAGGCCGCGTTCGTCGAGGTGAAGGGCCCTCCCGGCAACGCCATCATGCCGGAGCCGCGGTTCAGCATCCTCCAGGACACGCTGGGGATGCTCCAGTACTCCGACGACCTGATGAAGCGGCGGACGGGTATGGCCACGGACGTCGCGCTCAACCCCGACGTCCTCCGCGACGCCACTGCGCACGGCATGCTGGCTTCGATGGACCGCTCGAGCGCCCGGCTGATGCACATCGCCAGGATGTTCGCCGAGCAGGGCGTCAAGAAGGCCGGCCTGAAGATGCACCAGCTCCTGCGGATGTACCAGGACGAGCGGACCTTCCAAGAGATCAACGGCGAGTTCGTCGAGGTCGACCCGGCCGACTGGTACGAGCGCACCGAGATGCGGGTGACGGTGGGCCTCGGCTTCAACTCGAAGCAGGACAACCTGATGGCCCTGACGCAGCTCCTCGCTCTCCAGAAGGAGGCGCTCTCGCAGGGCATGGCGCGGCCCGAGCACCTGAAGACGACGCTCGAGAAGATGATCGAGGCCGCGGACGTCGGCTTCTACTCCGAGTACTTCGTCGACCCCGAGAAGGAGGAGGTCAAGCCGCCCCCGCCGCCCCCGGACCCGCAGATGGAGTCGGTGAAGGCGCAGCGCGAGGTGGCCGAACTCCAGGAGCAGACGAAGCAGGCCCAGATCGACGCCGACATCGAGCAGGCCGAGATCAAGGCCGAGACCGAGCGGTTGAAGATCAGAACCGACCGGCAGCGTATCGCCGCCGACGCCGCGCTCAAGAAGGCGGAGGCGCGGATGGAGTCGACGCTCCTGCCCGAGCGCAAGAAGGCGGAGCTCGACAAAATGCGCGCAGAAATCGACGTCCTGCATATGGAACTGGACAAAACCTCAGCGGAGGTTGTTAAACTTCGCGCGGAAGCGGCGCAGGTCGCCAAGGAGAGCAGCGATGAAGAAGGGCAGCAAGGGGCCGAAGAGGCCGAGTGACCTCCACAACAAGAGCCACCACTACCAGAATGCCAAGCGCGGGCCGAAGCCCCCCTTCAAGGGCACGTACAAGGGCGGCAAGTGAGCATCTCCCCACGAGCCCGCGTGCGCCTCGCGGAGGACGCCGACCTGCGCACCCTCCTCGAGGAGCGCATCAGCGAGACGTACGATAGCCTCCGGCGGCTCGACCTCGTGTCGGGTGGCGAAGCCGCCCTCGAGCGCGTGCGCGAGGCTCGCGTCCTGAGCGACCTCATCGAAGACATCGCTGCCGACGGCCTCCAGGCCGCGCGCGAGTTCGAGCGGGGTCGCGAGCCCGAGCATCGCGGCGCCTTCACCAATCGCGACAGCGGAGATACCTGATGCCCGCCCCGCAGAAGCCAACGGCGTTCACCCCCGGTAACGCTCCCAAGGGAGACGTCATCATGAAGGCCAACGAGCCGATGTCCCGCGAGCAGGTGCGGGAGAAGGCTTCGGGGGGACGGCGGAACACCGCCGAGCGCGCACGCGCCATCGAGGACCGCCTGCGAGAGCGCCGCGGCGGCGGCGACAACCGAGATCAGGACCCGGCCCGTCCCGACCAACCCGAGCCCCGGGAGTCGAACAAGGCCCCGCAGCCCGAACCGGAAGTTCGGGAAGAGGCGCCCACCGGCGAGGAAGCCGAGGGCGGACCCACCGAAGTCGAGCAGGAATCTGCGGACGCTTCCGGCGACGAAGAAGTCGCTCTGCGGACCCTCGACGACCTCGCCGAGCATCTCGAGATCGACAAGTCCGTCCTCGACGGGCTCGTGGTCACGCAGAAGATCGACGGCGAGTCGCGCGAGGTGCCGCTGAAGGAGGCGCTCGAGAACAGCCAGTTCGCTGCGGCAAACACGAAGAAGCGCCAGGAGCTCGCGGCTCGCGAGCGCCGGCTCGAGGCCGAGAACAACGAGCAGGTGCAGCAGTACCAGCAGGTCCTGAACGAGGGGCGGCAGCGGGCGCAAGCCGCGGCCCAGCTCCTCCAGTCCGAGCTGCAGTCGCCCGGCGTTCAGGCCCTCAAAGAGCAGGACCCGCAGTCTTACCTGCAGTGGCAGGAGATGACGCAGCAGCGCCTGGCGCAACTGGATCAGACGTACCAGCAGCTCGCTCACGCAGAGCAGCAGGCTCTCGCACAGCACCGGCAGGCCGTTCGGCAGGCCGGGCTCCAGCGTCTTCGCGAAGCCATTCCCGACATCGACTCGGGGGAGCGCCGCAACGCCATCAAGGAAGTCTTCGAGGAGTTTGGCTCCTCGGAGCAGGAGATGGCGAGCATCCTCGATGACCGACTCATCGTCCTCGCCCACCGCTACGCCGAGACCAAGGCCGAGCGCGACGCCCTCAAGGCCGAGCGCGACGAAAACCGGAAGCGCGCGAAGCAGGTGGTCGAGGAGAGCAGGTCGGAGCGCCCGCGCCGGGCAAATCGGGGCGGCAACGTCTCGAAGAAGAAGATCGAGGCGGCCAAAGAGAAGATCAAAGGGAAGCGAGGGCACGCCGCTCGGCGGGCGACCCAAGAAGCGTTCTTCACGATGCTGCAGGAGCGCCGTAGGTGAACCATGCCTGACTTGACCGCCAACTACTCCTCCTC